GTATTACGATCACTTGCACATGGTCAACTGCGAAAAAGAATTAGAAGTTCCTGTCAAGGATCACAGCCACGTCAAATCCATTTGGATGGCACTCAATGCTTCATATGCACTAGAAGCATTCCGCTTCATGGTCTCATTTGCTACCAGCTTGGCCATGGTGGAGAACAAGATCTTCATTGGAAATGGCAACATCATTCAGTTGATCCTGCAAGATGAAATCCTGCATAAGGAATGGACTGCTTGGATTATTAATCAAGTTGTAAAAGAAGATCCACGTTTTGCTCAGGCCAAAGCAGAGTGCGAAGCTGAAGTGTATCAACTGTACTTGGATGTTATTCGTGAAGAAAAAGAATGGGCTGACTACTTGTTCAACAAAGGACCAGTGATTGGTCTTAACGCACAGATCCTAAAAGACTTTGTGGATTACACAGCAGCCAATGCACTCAAAGAGATTGGCATCAAGTATCAAGAACCGGCGCCACGAAGCACACCCATTCCATGGTTCAACAAGCATGTGGACACCAGCAAGAAACAAACTGCCTTGCAGGAAAACGAATCAACCAACTATGTGATTGGCGTGATGAGTGATGCCATTGACTACGACGAACTGCCCAATCTATGATAGATGAATGGTATTACAAACGAGCCGAATGGCGAGAAACATTTGCATTGATCCCCCGTCGTTGCGATCTCAGTGGTAGATGGATATGGGGCCGTCATGTTTGTGGCACTAGATTTATCACAGGGCCCGGGGACCCAGTAGAGATTAGAATCTGGAATCACCGTCACGAGCACACCATTTACAGACTAAAAGGAAAACAAAAATGAAAGCGATTGTATGGTCAAAAGACCAATGCCCCTACTGCGACCAAGCCAAGGCCTTGCTCAAATCACGCAACATTGAATTTGAAGAACGCAACATCATGCATGGCTGGACCAAGGAACAACTATTAGAAGCAGTGCCAAATGCTCGCACAGTACCACAGATCTTCTTGGACGAAGAACTTGTAGGCGGGTTCACTGAACTCCGAACAAAACTAACAGAAAGCAAATAATGGAAATTGGAAAAGTTTACACATTCAAACTGAACTCTGGCGAGGAAATGATTGCCAAAGTTGTAGACGCTGGCGATGGTTATGCCATGTTACAAGACCCTGTAAGCGTGGCACCTGGTCCGCAAGGCATGGGACTTGTGCCTTCAATGTTTACTGCGGATCCTGAAAAAAATCCCCGGCTAAATATGAATTGTGTTGCTATCTCTGCGTTAACAGACGAAAATGTGCGTATGAAATACATTGAAGCAACCACAGGCATCAAGGTGCCAGAAAAACGAATCTTAGTGGGATAACATGCCAGCAGTTCAACGAGTAGGTGATGCAGACGGAGCAGGAGGTGTGGCTAGTGGTGGCGTTGGGTCAGTGCGGGTTAACGGCCGCGCAGTGATTGTAGACGGCAATTCTGTAAGTGCTCATCCCTGCTGTGGTCGTCGAGGTTGCCCGCCTATTCATTGTAGCGCCACAACTGCTGGTGGATCAGGCTCAGTGAGAGCTGGTGGTATTCCTGTAGTGTACACCGGAGCTGGTGACACATGCGGGCATGCTAGAGCCGGCGGCTCAGACAATGTAAGAGTGGCAGCATAATGGCTCAAGGCATCCTAACTCCATTACAGTTAACAGCCGCCTCGGCACTATTGAACAACACTGGAATTGATCCACTGCCTGCAACATTGACCACTGCGGTTGCATCATTCAATGCTGCTTCACCAATTCCAAACTTTCTTGCCGCTGTGGCCAATTACACTGCCGCATCGTTTGCTAACGCATCAACACTGTCATCGTTGCTGACCATTGGCAACACAACCATTCCTGCACTGGGCGATAGTATCCCTGCTGCTTTTACCAATCTCACTCCTGTATCTACTGTGCCTGCGGGGTTTGCAGGGTTGATACAACAAACTGGTAACAACTATTTGGGCAACGGAGATGTTGGCCGTTTTAGCCAAGGTTTCATGGCAGTGCAAGGTTACATCAACACAACCAATCAGTTTATCAATTCTGCTACTAATGCTCAGACTTATCTTGGTCCTACGTTTGCCAATATGGATGCGCTGACAACAAACAGCATAAGTGATGTAAACCCAGACTTTGGTAATTTTGCTATAGACTTGACCAATCAAGGCCAACTTACCAACTTAACTGATCTTCGATCATATGGCACACCCGCTGGCCTGTTGCGTCAGTTGGCAGCCGAGGGAAACATGGTGGGTGGAGTATTCGGACCTGTGCAAACACCACTATTGGCTGCAGGACTGACCACTAGAGAAATACAAACTTTGTTAACAGGTTCAGACACAGTTACTGAAAATGAATATCTTCGTTTGCAACGCCTGGCCTATCAAGGCATGACCAATGTAACTGGCACTGATCTACAACAAGTGTTAAGCATATTAGAAGTTACCACACCAAATATCAACAGCATGGCTGACTTGTTGGATCAAACCAAGATATTTCCCAACAGTTACACCACGTTATTAACGCCCAGTCCCGAGGGTCCAGTTCTAGTATATGGGCCTGACGGTAGCGTCAACATGAACTTGGCCGACAATGTGTCAGCATATCTGGCAGCACCCAATGGCTGTGAAGACTTAGGAAAAGTGATTCCGCCGGGACAGGCAGTAAGTAACAAAGCTGTGCAAGTGGCATTTGAACAAGTTACCAACGTTACCAATACTACATTACCTGCATTGGCCGCCACAATTAATACCGCGACGCGAACACCATGGAACTCTAGCATATCTTATCTGGCCGACAATGTGGTAGCCAATGCCCTAGCAGTAAATGGTCTAGCACAGTTGAGTCCTAGCACAGTTTTTTATCGTGCTCAACAAGATGTGCCAGCTGGAACCAGTATCAATAACACTGACTATTGGTTGCCAACCACAATTGATGGTCTTAATACCATGTCTGGACTGCCATTGATACAAGCACAGACCACAGCCATTGACTCTTCTGTAGCATCATATTTTTCCAGCAACGTGGCCACAGGTTCAGGACCTGATGGCACCATTACCACATGTGATGTGATTGGCACTGCAATTGATTCCAGCAACATAGCCGCGCAACTTGATATTGCAAGATCTGCAATGGCCAACATTGTGTCTTTGGATGCTGGCAATATTGGACGTATAAATTCAGCATACACTGCCATTGCTGCCGCAACCAGTGGCACTGATGTAGTGGCCAACATTGCCAAAGCCAATGGAAATATTGCTAACATTTATACCAATGGCACAGCCGCTGTGGTCGCTAATGTGGCTGTGCTAAATGGTGCATGGTCTGTGATTGCCAATGTGCTCAGCACAGAAAAAACCTATCAAACATACGCTGGTATCGATTACACCAATTTGCAAGCTGGCGAACGTGTGAGCACCATGGGATTTGTGCAACAACTGCCCACATATGGCACACAAACTGATTCTTGTGGCCCTGCATATTTTGTAGGACAAATTGCCAACACCAGCATCATTGGCGGCCAGGCCATTGTGGGTGCCATGCGTGAAGGACAGAACAATCAAGTGCTGAACGCCGCAAGATTGAATGTGGACACTACTCCCAGTGCCACACTAGCAGTGACTCCTGTGCCTGCTGTGACCCCTGTATACTAAAGTATACATTTTTACCGGTTGACCAATAATACCCTATTTGCTATAATTAGGGCATGTGGACCAAAGTACAACGCCAAATACAGAAGTACTACTATCGTACTAATTTTACGGTAGTAGAACTCCTAGTGATTGTAGGGTTATTATTTTGGTTGACCAGAAAAGCCGTTTTTGCTATAATTTAGGCATAGTAAGCAACAAAGGAGCCGCAAATGACCCAGATGTCCAAGATCCAGCAAGTTAATTCTGCTATCATGTTTGGTGAGTTTTCAAACACTGAACTCGACAGCATCCTCAGTGCAGTGCAATTTGCCAAGGCCAGCCTGCGCAAACACAATATCCGCCAGTTTGCAAAAGGTGACACGGTAAAGTTTACTAGTGCCAAACGTGGTATGACCATGTCAGGCACCGTGAGCAAGATTGCTATAAAGTATGTGACAGTGAGCACTCCGCAAGGCTTGTGGCGTGTGCCTGCCAACATGTTGGAGGCAGCATAATGGCTCGATACAATGATGAATACTTTGTCGACAAGTCTGAATACTTTGACGAAGCCTTTGTACGAGACTTGTTGGCCCAACATCCTGCTGAGTGTGTGTTTGAGCTGGATGCACCTAAAAACATTGTGCAACGGTTGTCAGTTAAAACCAAACGTGAGTGGTGGAGGAGCATCGAGATCAAATTCCTCGATGGAGACGATGAACAGCAACGCAAAAATTTGCAAGAATTTCGAGCCTGTTGGATAGCCAGTGAGATCTACTGCCCACATGAGGGCATTGACAGATTGGCAGAGTGCGGTGTAAAAACTTTGGATTGGGAGACAGCATAATGACTGACGATATGACTGACGATGACTACAGAAAATTTTCTGAACAGCACGGTCTGACCGCAAAGAGTTCAGCAGAAGAAATCCGTCGTGTGTACCCTGACTTTCCCGAACACGGTATATTTCCGGAGTTCCGAATCCTTCGATTGATTGATGGTATTCCGGGATTTGAATTGGATCGCTCATATAGAGAAAAAAAATAATGAAAGTCTATTTCAACAAACGACTAATCGTGGTGGAATCCAATGTGGCATGGGCACTGCCTTACTGGCAAGCTCGTCGTGCATTGAGAGGCCGAGCCATCACATGGGAGATGCTATGACCTTTAGACATTGGCTACACGAAAAGTGGCTGGAACATCTGGCCGAAGCAGAAGCCTACAATCAACCAGTAGACTATGATATCCGAGTGTATTTCAACAAATACAAATTTTGGTTAAAACGCATTTACCGTGCATCTCAACAAGGAGTAAAAAATGGGTCTTGATATGTATGCCTATGTGGCCACCCGTGAAGGTCAGCAACGCGAATACTACGACGGTGCTGAGTGGGACGAAACCACCAAAGATCTTGTGAACACAAAAGTTAACAAGCCACGTGAAATTGCCTACTGGCGCAAGCATCCTAACCTGCATGGTTGGATGGAACGGCTTGCAGAACAAAAAAAATTAAGTTACGACAGCTTCAACGGCATTGAAATGGAACTCACCGCCGAGGACTTGGATGAACTTGAAAAGGCAGTTAAAAAACGCCAACTGCCGCCTACATCAGGTTTCTTCTTTGGCAACGATTCAGACCAGCACTACTATGACAGTGATTTGGCGTTTATCAAGGCCGCTAGAACAGAAATGTTCATGGGCTTGAAAGTGTTCTATAACTCATCGTGGTAAGGCGTTAAGTATATGAATGAAACTGATTACAGCCACTCAAGGTTTGATGCCATAATGGCCGCAGGATGGATACGCGATCTCGAAAGTTCGGACAGTCGCATTCACAAAGAGAAAGTGATTGAAAAAGCCCTGATGGCCTCAAAGCTGGGCAGTGCCGATGCACAGTGTTTCTTGTTCAACTGCTATCAAGCCTACAATCC